GCAGCTCCCTCCTGCAGCATCATGCCCTGCATGCCGTCGTACAGGTAGGTGCCAGTGGTGGCGGCCTTCTGGCTCAGGAGTTGCCCCCAGGTTGCCTGATTCATGATCCAGCTGCCGTTGGAGGCGTATGCCGTCGGCAGGGTGGTGTAGGCGGAGATGATGTCATCGAAGTCGAGATTCGCCGTCAGCGATCCGGTCTTCACCAAGTACTGGAAGTTGGTGTCGGAACTCAGAAGTCCCTGTTCCTGCCCAGAACCAGTGCCGACGATGTGCTTGTTTGCGCGGTACTTGCTGTGAGCGCGGGCGTGGTCGGCAACCACTTCGGCGGCAACGTCAATAGCCGCGTCAAACAGCAGTTCCTCGGTCACCGGCGTGGTGGCGGTGGCCTTGTAGGCGCCGAAGGTCTTCAGAATGGTGGTGAAGTTGCTTTCGGTGTACGCGACGCCTTCCGCGGTTGCGGTGACGGTCGTGCGGGAGTCGATGACGGGCAGCCGCAGGTTGTTCGGTACGGTCTGCACCGTGGCGAGCTGCCGGATGGGGTCACCCCAGTCCAGCCACTTCACGAACTCGCCGGTCATCACCGACTGGGGCACGGTGTTGCCAGCGGTGGCAGCGGTAGCGACCGTCAGGGTCGTACGCAGTTCCATGTTGCCGCTGCCCTCGAGGCCACGCGTGGCGAAGAAACGCGCCAGTTCGGCGTCGTTGCCACCGTTGCGGACCTCGGGACGGCCGACCAGTTGGCCGTTCTTTGCCTTGACGGCGTCCAGGCGGCTGCGAATCGACAGGCTTTCGAGCTGCCCGTCGATGGCGCGGATCTCTTCTTCGGCCGCGTCAAACGAACGGACGGCGTCGGGGGTTGCGGTTTCGGCGTACTGCTCGCACGCAGCGACGAGCTGCGCACGCTTCTCACGGAGTGCTTCAAGGGTCACGGTCATTTCAGGTCTCCAATCCGCAGCCGCAGGTACCGAGCGACGAGCCCGGTGGAATTGCGAAACGCCCGGACCGCGGCTGCGGTCGCCTCGTAGGCGGGCGTGTGGACGAGCGAGACCTCGTAAAGGCGGGCCGACACGACGGTGCGGCGGTTGCCCGCCCACTCGTCCTTGTCGACCGCGAACCCAAACGACATGTTTTGATAGATGCCGTCGCGCAGAAGGACGCGCATGTCCTGCCCGTCGCGGGTGTCCGGCAGCCGAGCAGCGAACGTGACGCCGCGCTCGGTTTCCTCGAGCTCGAGCGTGCCGCTGCGCGTGTCCGCCAGCACGCGCCCGCCGTCGTGCTCGACGAGCAGCGACACGTTCCGCTTGCCGATGTCGGCAGCGAACGCGCCGCGCTGGATGGTCTCGATGAACGGCAGCGGCTGGGATTCAGTCTCGTAGGGAATGGCCAGCCCGGACACGGTGTTGCCCTCGACGGCTGCGCGGACCTCGAACGAACGGCGGTCAATCTGCATCGGGCGACTCGCTTTCCTCGTCCTCGCGGTCGCCGTTCACCTCGGCCTGACCGGCCGCCGTGTCCAGGCGCATCATGAGTTCGTCTGCCATGGGGTCCTGCACCGGCTGCATGCCGATGAACCACCGGGCGTCGTTAGGCGTGAGGACGCCAGACATGACGAGTTTGGACAGCTCCTTGGCGGTGTCCTTCATCGTGCCGCGGAGCAGTTCCTGCAGGTCGTGCTCGACGCGATAGCCGGGCAGCAGTTTGGCCGTCAGTTCGGCCTCGATGCGCTTCGCCCAGGGCCGCAGCGTCTGATCGACGAGCGCTCGTTGGGCGTTCAGGTCAATCTGAGTTCCCGCCTCGGTCGCAGCCAGGAACGACAGCGGCAGGTTCAGCGCTCGGGCAATCTCGCCCATGGCCGCAGTCCGGGCCGCCGTCACGGCGTCGAGGTCGCCCTGCCCGCTGACGCCCTCGATCTTGCCGCCTCCGTCGATGATCAGCGGTTCAGACGCGCCGCCTGATTTGGCATGCTTGGCCTTCCAGGCGAGCAGGATCGTCTGCTTCGCCTGCTCGCTGATCGGCGTGGGGAATTGGAACGACAGGCGACGGGTCGTGCCGGTGGCCGCCATGGTGGCCGCCCAGTTGTCGAGGTCCGCCACCAGTTGCAGCTGCGTTCGGCACTTGTCCAGCGGGCTCTCTCCGATGAACGCCCACCGGCTGTAGCCGCCCTTGACGTGAATAAGGTCGCTGGCCGGAATCGCCTGCCCGTCGAGCAGGTACTGCAGCGGGTTAGCCGACCAGTTGATCGTGATGCGCCCACGCTCGAGCGGGATGAGTTCGGCGGCCTCGCCGGAGTAGGTGCGTGCGATGTACGCGTAGGCGTTGCCTTGCGTCATGGCGTCGGTGACGAGCCACCGGCGCAGGTCCCAGCCGTTGACCATCTCCGTGCTGCGGCCGGTCAGCAGGCTCAGGGCAGCAGGCTGCACCTCCTGGTCCCTGCTGTCGTAGACGCACAGCGTGACGCTGGCCAGCATCGAGGCCACGCCTTCGATGGCACGCTGGACGCCAGGCAGCGCTTCAACGTCGCCCACGCTGCTGGTGTCGACCAGCATCGAGGCGTTGAAACTGCCCAAGAAGTAGCTGCGGAAGCGCGAGAGGAGTCCCACGCTTCCCCCAGTTTGAGTACGCGCTTTTTCTGTCAATAGGCGGGTGTGACATTTTCTGTCACATTCCGCAAATTGTCGATCCGTCCGCTAGGTGGCGTCAGATGGTCATTACGCCGGATGGCGGCATCCACTGCTGGGAGCGCCCGCGCAGCTCGAACAGGCGGGCCGCGTTGCAGGCCGCCACCAGGGCGTCGATGTTCTGCCCGTCGCGTTTCTGAAGCTTGACCAGCCCGCCGTCGTAGGTCTTGGTCGTGGCGTGCCGCAGTTGGTGCAGCAGCACCGGGTCGTCGTGGTACCGGAGCGCCTTCATGCGGATGAGCGCCACGAACGTCGACCAGGCGGGAGCCTGCTCGCGGATGGACTGGGACCGGGCCTCAACCGGCAGGTTGAGTTTGTCCACCATGACCTGTCGGACCCAATTCTGCGTCCAACCGACCTCATCGACGCCTACGGCCTCGAGTTGGAGGGTGCTACCAAGTTGTCCCAGCAGGCCCTCGACGGCGTCAAAGTCGATCAGTTGCCCGTCGTTGTGGTGGACGTGGCCCTGCTGGACCAGTTCGTGCAGCCAGGGCCGCTGCTGCTTCATGTGCGCTAGTTCCCCGCAGGTGAACGACCAGGTGCGCAGCAGCCCAAACTCCCCGCCGTCGACCACCACGCCCACGCTCGTCAGGTCGGCGCGGGCCCCCACGACGCTGCCCAGGCTGAAGTCGATGAACGCCCAGGCCCGGCGCCCGCGCACGTCCTCGAGACGCCAGTCGAATCGGGCCTGCTCGAGCACGGCCGCGTCGATGCCGACGCTTGCCAGGCTGCCGCCGGGCAGGTTCAACCGCTGGGTGCGGAACTCCTCGACGCCGTCCGACCGGCTGCCCAGGAAGGCTAGTTCCGATCGGATGGTGTCCTCGGTGATGTGCCCGCCCTCGATCCACAGCTGCGGGTTGGCCTTGCGCCACTGGACCGGGTCGTGGATGTCGGCGCCCGCATCGGACGCCCAATGGTGCACCGCCCAGTCCTCGCGCAGCCGCCCGGCCAGCAGCTGCGCCTCGGCTTCCTGCCGCCAGCCAGCCCAGGGCAGGCTCAGGTCGTCATCGGCCGTGGTGGTCATCAGCAGCCGACCCTCGGCGGTCTTGGTCGCCGCCGTCATCAACCGACTCAGGTAGTCCCCCTGCAGGCGGGCCGCCTCGTCGGCCAGCACCAGCGCTGGCGTCACGCCGTCGGCGCGCTTGGGGTCCCTGGCGATGGGCAGCATCTTGCCCTTGCCGTGGCGCAGCATCGGCTGGTTGTTCGACATGCGGGCCGCCCAGGGCGTCGTCTTGCCGTCGGCGGGCCAGTGGATCTTGGCTAGGGCTTCCATGGACAGGCGGGCCTGTGAGAGGGCCGTGGCGGCGCTCACGACGAGCCGGTCAGCGTCTGGGTCTCTCAGGACCCATCCGGCCAGCAGGGCGGCCAGGAGCGTCTTGCCGTGGCTACGCGGCACCGAGAACGACACCACCCTGCAGCGCTCCCGCCTGGCGATGGTGTCGGCAAGAACAGGCACCCAGTACGGGTACAGCGTCACGTCGGCCGGAAGTGTGGCAGCGAATGCGTCCACCACCGCCCCGTCGTAGCCGCCTGCCTCGGCGCGTCGAGCGTAAGCCGTTAGCGAAGCAGCAGTTACGTCAGACACGCCGCCGCTGGCTGCGGTGGCGTACGCCCATGCCGTCGATGTTTCAATGATGGATGAATGCATACGGCGATACGCTGTCGGG